GAAAAATAATAGATTTTGTTAAAACTTTTTCTAAAAGTTTCTTTTTAGGAAAAATAATAGATTTTGTTAAAACTTTTTCTAAAAGTTTCTTTTTAGGAAAAATAATAGATTTTGTTAAAACTTTTTCTAAAAGTTTCTTTTTAGGAAAAATAATAGATTTTGTTAAAACTTTTTCCTAAAAAGGTTAAAAAACTTCTACGATTTTACTAATATCACTATAAGAGTTACTATTAATATGACTAATAATCCTATACATATAATGTGAAAAGCGTATTTACTACATTGTTGAAATCGTAAGGTTCTAGATTTTTGTTTAAATTTATTACCGTTTTCTGTAAGCATTTCCGATAATCCTTCTATATTATTTAGTTTTGATTTTCTCGAATTAAGTTCACCTATATGTTTTCGTAAGATATGTCTGGTATCTTCAATACTATCACTAATTTTATCCGTATCATAATATTTATTTTGTATAATATTAGAAGTATTAGAATTATAGCCCCATGGTTCTTCATTAGATTCATTCGGTGGATTATAATGTTCATCATTTACATTAGGTTTATAAGAGGTCCAAGTATCATCAAATGTAGGTTTCCATATATCATTCGTATTATTAATCTCTGTGGGTTCTTCTAAATTGATTGACCTGAATGTATTTCTATTAAGTATAGAATTAGTCATTGAATTATCTCTATATTCTTGGTCTTCGGTAACAGATAAATATAAGGATGGTTGATCTATTTCGTTGTCTTCAAATTCATGATATTCTATATTACTATGATTAGTATCCATTAAGTTATTAATGATTTTTTTTCTTTATATCAAAATAAACTTTTTAAGAAAAAGTTTAAAATTGAATGAATAAAAACATAAATTATTCATTTATTAAAATGAATTATATGGCTAATTTTCACACTGATATTAAAATAAATAACAGTATTAAAATGGAAATATTAAAAAAAGATAAAATAGTTTCAACTGGATATCAACCAACTGATATTAATAGACCATTAAATACTGCTAGAAAAATGATTAATGGTGATAAAATTGTAATACGTATTCTTAGTTATAAAAATGCCAAGAACAATCCAAATGAGCCATATTTAATTTACACAAGTGTTGATAAAGTAACCCAATTTGGAATGAATTCTGAAAATATGAAAGCACATAAGGAAATATTACTTCCATTAATAACTAATATTGAAACAAAAACATATAAAAATACACGACATCCGTGGTTTGAAAAATGGAATATAGAGACTAATGTTTTTGGTATAAAAGTTAATGGTTGGAATGAAGATAATATATTTACTTTTAATGATATAAAAAATAAATTAGAAACAAGTCTTTTATATAAAGTAGGAAACTTTAAAACTATAAGTTCAACTTATCAAAAAATAAAAAATACTTTTTAGAAAAAAATACTTTTGTTTTTGTCAAAAACTATTACTTTCTTAAAGAAAGATATTAAAATATAAATTAAATAAACTTTTTCTTAAAAACTTATTTTTTGTCTAAACTTTTTCTTAAAAACTTATTTTTTGTCTAAACTTTTTCTTAAAAACTTATTTTTTGTCTAAACTTTTTCTTAAAAACTTATTTTTTGTCTAAACTTTTTCTTAAAAAGTTTGTTTTTTGTCTAAACTTTTTCTTAAAAAGTTTGTTTTTTGTCTAAACTTTTTCTTAAAAAGTTTGTTTTTTGTCTAAACTTTTTCTTAAAAAGTTTGTTTTTTCTTAAAAAGCTTAGTTAGAGTATGCAAGACCACCCATACCACTCATGATTCGGAGGACATTGTAATTAATAGCATATACGTGTGGATTGGCTCCAGTAAATGCTATGCTACCTACTAATTGGGCATTATCAATTCGAGAGAAATTACATGTTCCAGATGGTTGGTGTTCTTCTGGTTTGAGGGCAAAAGAGTATACGCAAATAGAATCATTTGCACCATTGTACGATACAGCAGCAGCGGTAGCTGCCCTCTCAACAGTATCTGCTTGCGTAAAGGCAGCAGTGGTGACTGCTAAAGAACCTTGGGTTGAATCTAAACCACCACAGCCAGTGTGATGTTCCCATACTTGGGTTCGTGAGAAATATCTACTATCCCGTGCTGCAAATCTATCATGACCATTTAATTTAAGTAAATATGTTGTACCCTGAGTTGCTGGTATTACAAGTGAGGCCGAGCCAAGGGCACCTACAACACCTTCAGAACTGGCCCATATTAATTCTTTAACTGGATGATTAAAGTTAAGATCATGGTTTGTTCCGGCAGTTGATAACGATTGTTCTTGCACTTGTTCAATAAGATATTCGTGAGATTGCTGAGCAAATCTTCGTCTTTCATCGGTATCAAGATAGATGTAATCAACCCATAAATTATTAACAGTATCGGCCGTGATTGCGGTTAAAACGTCATGATCTAAAATAACTTTAACTTCATGGTATTGAAGCGCAATGAGTGGAAGAGCGAGACCCGGATTTCGGCAGAACCAAAAATTTAAAGGCATATTCCATCTTCCGGCAACAGCTGCACCACTCACACCGCCCATACCCGACATACGTTGGAACACAGTTCCGTCACTACCGGCACTATTTACAGCAACAACACCCGATGGATTTGGTTGTGTTAATTCGGCCCATACTTCCATAAATTTACCGGATTGTTTATCAATTCGTTGACCTCCAATTTCTAATTCAACAGTCTTAATAAGACACGATAAATTATGAGCGGCGGCGGCGGATGTTCCGGCGAGTTCTAAATACATTCGGCTAACTAAATCACCATTTCGTGAAATAGTGGCAGTACATCGACCATTAGTTACACTGGCACCATTCCAGGTTTGTTGAATAGCTTCCATCGAGAAATTAGTGTGTCGTCTGTAAACTACTTTGAAAAAAGTAATTTGTGGATTTCCAGTAAGATAGATATCTTGAGCGCCATAAGCGACTAATTGCATTAAACCTCCTCCCATTTTATAATATAAGCAAAGAAAATAATTTTGGAAAAAAACGCTAATTAATTTAATTAATTTGTATTAAAAGTTAAATAAACAAAAAACTTTTTAAAAAAGTTTAGGTCAAAAATAAAACAAAACAAAACAAACATAATAAAGATTAATTAATTGATTAATTAATTGATTAATCATTAATTAATTAATCATTAATTAATTAATCATAAAATATTAATTAATCTTTTTTTAACAATCATAACAAAATAATAAAATATTAATTAATCATAAAATATTAATTAATCTTTTTTAACAATCATAACAAAATAATAAAATATTAATTAATCATAAAATATTTAAATTTTTAATAATTTTGTTAACAAAATAATAAAAGCTTAGTTAGAGTAAGCAAGACCACCCATACCACTCATAATTCTGAGAACATTATAGTTAATAGCATAACATGTTAAAGTACCAGTAGCGACTGAACTAAATCTCATTTTAGCATTATCGATTCTGGAAAAATTACAAGTTCCTGATGGTTGGTGTTCTTCGGGCTTAAGAGCAAAAGAATAATTATAAATATGTTTTGTTGGAACTTTGTGTCCAGCCTGTATTGGCTGGACTGTTCTAAAGTACGTTGCATTTTTAGCAGCAAATCTATCATGACCATTAAGTTGAAGTTTAAAAGTGCCAAAACCTTCTCTACTTCGTTGTCCATTTATTTGTTCCTGTGGACCATCAGCATTTAAATAGCAAAAATAATCATTATTATTGGCGACAGCTCCATCAACATTTGCATCAGCATCTATGGCGGTGGCGGCTGTACCACCTTCTGCAAAAGAATCGTTGTCTTGAATTACCCACATTAATTCTTTAACTGGATGATTAAAATTAAGTTTGTGTGATTCAGATGCGGTCGCTTGTTCTCGTTGGACTTGTTCAATAAGGTATTCATGTGATTGTTGGGCAAATCTACGTCGCTCATCAGTATCAAGATAAATGTAATCTACCCATAAAACTACCTCTGGGGCAACATCAGGTGGGGTAAGTGTTCCATTAGTATTAACTAAATTCACAAGAGCTCTTGTAGCAAGTTTTACTTTAACTTCATGATATTGTAAAGCAATGAGCGGAAGCGCGAGACCAGGATTTCGGTTAAACCAGAATTTAAGTGGAACATAGAGGCGATGGTTATCCATAATACCACCACCAGCTGTAATGACTTTTTGCGATGTTAGGTAAGCATTTTTGGATGCGTGTTTATTTAAGCCAGTCCATTCTGATTCTTCATGATCAGTTAGTTCGTTGTAAATATCAAGGAATTGACCATAGTGTTTATCTATTTTTTGACCACCTATTTCAACTTCAACACTATCAATTAAAGCATGTCCAGTATTGTTAGTCCAATTTAAATATGTTTGGTCAGCAGTTAACGCCCCCTTAACGGCTGCCTCAATATTATCAGCATTTAAATTAACATCTAAGTGCATATTTGAAACTAAATCACCATTACGTGAAATAGTAGCAGTAACAGTTGACGCCGAAAGTCCAACGGTGCCATTAAAAGTTTGTTGAATACATTCAATCGAGAAATTGGTATGTCGTCTGTAAACTACTTTAAAGAAAGTAATTTGTGGATTCCCGGTAAGATAAATATCTTGTGCACCATACGCTACTAATTGCATTAAACCACCACCCATTTTATAATATAAGCACAGAAAATAATTTTTGAAATAAACTTTTAACACAATAAACCTTTTTCTAAAAAGGTTTATTTTTCTAAAAGTTTAGTTAAAATTGATATAAAAACAACCATATAAATAAATATAAAAATGGATAGAAATATTACTATTTGTGCTACAGATTTAACTGTTATTACCGGTCATAATCCGTATAAATCTAAGGATGAATTAATTCTTAAATTTTGGAAAAGATATTTTAAATCAGATTATTTAGAATGTGTTGAAAACCTTAAGACCCAAAATATTCCGTTGAAAAAGGAAGAAACCGATTATGAAGTAGTTAAAAGAATTGTTAAAGAAAATAATATACAATTAGATGGCGATTTGTATAAATGTTTTAAGTCGGATAATGTTAATGATTTAACAAATGATAAGTCTAAGGTAATGAAAAAAATAGAATCATCGTTATCAGAATCTAAGAAAAATGAGTTTAAAAAATCATTTGATACAATTACCAATACTAACTTCGGTATTAAATATGAAAATAAAGGATGTGATTTATATGAAACTGAAACAAATGCTAAAGTTGTAAAAACATCTAAATATTATAAAACGGAATTATTTCAAATCCCTAATGAATATGATAAAATAGATACTTGGGGCATAGGTGGTAAAATAGACGGAATATTATTGCCTGAAAATAAAATAGTTGAAATTAAAAATAGAGTCAATAATTTATTTTATTGCTTAAGAGATTACGAAAAAGTCCAATGCTTCGTTTATATGTTTCTATTGGAATCTGAGTCTACAGATTTAGTTGAAGTCTTAAAGAAAAAAGACGATAATTCAATAAATATAATTAATGTTAAATTCGACGAATCGTTTTGGGAAGAAGAAATAATGATGACATTTGAAGATTTCATTAGCGATTTCTATATATTCCTCGAAGACCCTAAGCGTAAATTAAAATTAATTTCATACTCTAAATCAGAATAATAATTTAATTTCTAGCACTATAATATAACATGTTTGGTGGTAGTTGTAGTTTAAAAGGTGGTTACAAAATTTCTAATAAAAGACATTATTTAAAACGAAAAAGCCTTAGGAAAAGAACTAAAAGTCTTAAGAAAATAACTAAAAGTCTAAAAAAAAGAGGTGGTGGTAAACATACACGACAAGGCGTGAAAACATTAATTAATTTAATTTAATTTAATTTAATTTAATTTAATTTAATTTAATTTAATTTAATTTAATTTAATTTAATTTAATTTAATTTAATTTATTTTAATTTATTTTATTATATTATAAAATGATTGGTGGGTTAAGAAGAATGACAAAACGTGTTTCGAGAAAAAATCGTGGTGTTGGGAGAAGTGCTGGTCGAAGTGCTAGTCGAAGACCGAAAAGGTCTGTTAGAGCTGGTCGAAGTGCTGGTCGAAGTGCTGGTCGAAGACCGAAAAGGTCTGTTAGATCTGGTCGAAGTGCTGGTCGAAGACCGAAACGGGGGGGGTATCAGTGTGGAGCTAGAACACCATATCCTAAAAGAGGTGGTGGAATATCGTTAGTAAATTGTGAGGGAAACAATTGTCCTAAATAATTTATTTCTTAAAATTAATATTTAAATCTTCACTATATTTTTTAGTTTGAATAAAACTATAACTATTTATTTTATCGTTCATTGATTCTTTAGTTGATTCAGTATTAGTAGTATTCATCCTTTGCGGGTTTGCTAATTCAAGATTCATGTGCGAGTTTGCATTTAAATTAATATCGCGTTCAAGATTAGTCTGATTTGTATTATTTTTTTCATTTATAGTTTTAGATTCCGATTCTTTAATTTCTAAAGTATTTAATAATTCGTTGAGACTATTATAATCCATTAATTAAACCTTAGAAATGTTTTAATAAATTTAAACTTTAGAAAAGGTTGTTTTTGTCTAAAATCCTAGAATGTCAAAGGTCCAACCATATCCACTGGTATCAGAATCGGTACTTTAGGTTGACAATGAATCAAAAGAAGTCGGGCTACATCGAATGACATCGGATTTGTTTTATATAACAAATAAAAATTGGAATAACAATTGGTCAAACAACCATTAAATTTACAAAAATAAACTAAGTAATTATTTTAAGATTTATTAATGTATCCTTACAAGCATATTGTTCGGACTTTTTCTTAGATTTACCGACACCAGTCCCGATTGATACATTATTATTATCTAATACATCTACAGTATATAACCGATCATTTAACCCACCTTCGACCGTTGGAACACTAAAATTAATAGGCATTTCATATGTTTCATAAAAATATTTAGTTAGCATTTCTTTATAATTGTTATTTTTCAAAATTAATTCGGAAAAATCAACAAATTCTTCTATAACATGAATAATGAATTTCTCACAAATCTGGAATCCAATTCCAGAGTAAAAATTATCTAAAAGATTATAATTATCAATTTCATTAAAATCAAGAAACATAGCACCCACAAATGCTTCAAACATATCTTCTAAAATATGTTGTGATGTTCGTCCTTTACATTTATCTTCAATATGTCTAGACATAATAGCAAATTCACCAAATCCTAATTTATCAGCTAAAAATCCAAGCATTTCACCATTAACTAATTTTGTTCGCATTTTAGTTAAAAATCCTTCATCCTCAGATGGAAACCGTTCAAATAAATATTTTGCTACAACAATACTTACAACTGCATCCCCTAAAAATTCCAATCGTTCATAATCTCCATCCATTAATTCAAGGGCACCTTCGGGCTTTTTCGCCATTACAACATTTTCTCCTATGGACATAGGAGCTTTCTTTGTATAAGAACTATGAATAAATGCCAGTTGATAATATTTCATACTATAAATATTACCTTGAATATCAAATTTTCTCAAAACATTATAAACATTATTTTCAGTTAATAGTTTATTATTAAAATTATAAGGGTTAACAATTACTTTAATATCATTTGAATCACTCATTTATATTTACATAAAATTATTATTTTAAATCAATTTTTAATAAGTTTATTAACACTATTTGATTTTATAAGTAACTAATAGAATTACATTTATAAATATAAATATAAAAATTGATTTCTTATTAACTTATTTTTATTTAACATATCATATAGATTATGAGTCATACTATGGCTCATACCATAGAACCTTCCAATGATGCATTAAGAGGACTATTACATAAGATTCTGTCATACGAACCGAACATTTATAATCATATTATGAGATCTGTATTTTATCCAATGAAAGATTCGGATGAATTACGAGAAGCAGTTAAACTATGGCTAACCAACGAATCTAAAGCAATAAAGACATATGGTCATATTAGTCTATGGAATACTTCAAACGTAACTGATATGAGTAATCTGTTTGAGGGTGCTCATAATTTTAATGGCGATATTGGAAATTGGGATACTTCAAATGTAACTGATATGAACCGTATGTTTTATACTGCTAGTAATTCTAACCAAAATATTGGAAATTGGGATACTTCAAATGTTACTGATATGAGTTGGATGTTTTATGGAGATACTAACTTTAATCAACATATTGGAGAATGTGATACTTCAAATGTTACTGATATGAAACGTATGTTTTCTTATGCTAATAAGTTTAATCAACATATTGGAGAATGTGATACTTCAAATGTTACTGATATGAAACGTATGTTTTCTTATGCTAATAAGTTTAATCAAGATATTAGTAGATGGGATACTTCAAATGTAACTAATATGTACTAATAGAATTACATTTATAAAATATAAAATTGATTCTTATTAACTTATTTTTTATTTAACATATCAATCTACATCTATTATGACTCATACTATGACTCATACAGTGAACCCTTCCACCGATGAATTGCGGTATCTAGTACGTAAAATTAATGACTATGAATCTGGTTTATATCAGATTATATTATCACTCGTATTTTATCCTATGAAAGATTCGGATGAATTACGAGAAGCAGTTAAACTCTGGTTAACCAACGAATCTAAAGCAATAAAGACATATGGTCATATTAGTCTATGGAATACTTCAAATGTTA